GCCTGGCGGTTGATGGCTTGCACGTTGGCCGTGCGCAGATTGATCGCCAGCGGATACTCGGGCTTCGGTGCGGGCACTGCTGCCTGGTTGCGGGCGTGAAGCGCCTTCTCGCACTCGATGAAGTAGCGGCGTGCCTGCCGACCCTTGGGCGTGCGTTCGACCATGGCGAGTTCCTTGGCCATGTCGAGGGTCAGGAGGTAAACCGCACGATCAACCGCACGCAATCCTCCCTGATGAGGGACTTGCTCCCCCGTTTGGGTGAGCAAGTAGTCCTGGTTTTCAACAAACCCGTACTGACGGATGCGCAACTTGATCCAGGTCGTGAAATCCTTCCCCACCCCCAGGAAGTCATGCAACAGCCGTGCATCCACGAGTTGCGTGGTCTGCCCGCCGATTTCGCCCGGGGTCACGGTCATCAAGGTCGTGGTGTTCATTGCACACCTCCCTGATCCAGCGCCCAAGCCAGCAAAGCCAAGGCATCCGCTTCGTTGTCGTCGCTGGGCTTGAAACCCGCAGCACGCATGGCGGCGATCACCTCGCCCTTGCCGGCATTGCCTTTACCGGTCGCGTACTTCTTGATCGTCGCGCTATGCACGGCGCTGTGCTCGAGGCCATGCTCGGCGCACCAGGCCTGCACGGTGGCGACACAGCCCACGGCGTATTCGGTGGCAGCCCCACCCCGGTGGTGCGCCTGCTCGTAGAACACGGCGGCCAGATCGGGATAGGCGGCATGGACTTCCTGCAGCCGGGCACGCAGGCGGATATAGCGCATGCCGGGTGATTCGCCCCGGCGCGGGGTGATGTCCCAGACGCCTGAGCAGATGTCGCCGTCTTTGCCGATGGCCCAGCCACAGCGCGAACCCATGTCCAGCGCCAGAATGCTCGGTGTGCCAAGGCCGGTCGGGATGCTGCGCGGCAGCGCCGGATGGGGCGGTTGCGGCAAATTTGCCGGGAGCGAGACTGATCTCGCCGATAAGGTTTTGAGGGTTGCGATCACGGTTGATCCTCCAAGGAACGCGTTAGCGACCTGGAGGAGCGTGATCACAGACCGGGTCAGGGTCGGTGCCGCTCCCTCATGTCCAAAATACTGAGGTACGGGTAAAACAACAGCTGCAGGATTGGGCTGCAGCGGGTTGGCAACAGGGGGCTGCTGCCGGGTCAAACGATCCTTCAATACAAACTTCTTTCTTCCCTAGATGCCCCCCGCCAGAGTTGGTATTACTTCATTAGATATATATTTCATTACTAGATACCCTCTCTTCCAGAGAGGCTGTCTACCCCCTCTGGGGGGTGTCTCTCTCTGTGTACACCCAGGGTATGTGGGATTGAAATAAGGGGGGAAGTGATAAAAGCCGATCTCACCCAACGACCTCCGGCACGAGCTTGATCCACTGCGTCGGCCGCCCCTTGCTCTGCAGCATGATCGTCTCGATCAGCTGCGCCTCGGCCAAGGTTTTCAGGACGCCTTCGCGCTGGCGGTGATCGAGAAACTGCGTGCGACGGGTGAACTCGCTCCGCGACATGCCGGCCTGGCCCGCATCGCGCAGAATCTGCAGCGCCCGTTTGTGCTGCGACTCTATCGGGTTCTCCGACACCCGTGCAGTCACCTCCCGAATCGTCGATTCGGCACAGTGCTGCGAGAGCAGGATGCCCCAGCGTGCATCGTCCTCCCCAATCTGCGGATCGACGGGATCACGCGATACCGCGCGGATCAAGGCGAGCTTGCTGGCGTTTTCTTCGATACGCGCCAGGATCGACGAGAACCCGCTGCCGCGTGCCGTGCGCAAGCGCCCGACCAGCGTTTGATCCAGCTGCTGGAAGGCTCGCCGTGCTTCCAGTGTCATCGGCACCACCCGGGGCTCGACCTGCACTTCATCCACCGCACCAACGTCGGCCAGATTGCCGTTCAGCTTGCCACCGCCCTGGTGAATCAGGATCAACTGGTCAATCAAGGCCTGCGGCGGCTCAATCACCCCGAAGACTTCATTGCTGTCCGGAAAGTCCTCCTCGCTCTCCAGAATCAGAAAGCGCGCCAGTGACCCGTCTGCCACGTTGGCCGCTTGCAGCGCCTGCCAAAAATGCAGCGGCGTCGTGGTGCCGTAGATACAGGCACAGGGCTGATGAATGGCGCGATGGGCGGTGTTGTCCTGGTTGCTGGCGAACTCCACGCCAAAGTAAGTGGTGCCCGAGGTGGTGTAGAGCTCGGTCATCAGATCGAGAATTTCGCTGATGTAGCGTGGCGAGCGTTTGCGGTCGGCGGCGGCTGACAGGAGCATGCCGAACTCGTCCAACTGGAACAGCGTGGCCGGCTGGCGCTGGATCGCAGTCAAAAGCCCCGAACCCGAGGCGATCTTGTTGCCACCCAGGTACTGCAGCAGATTCGCTTTGCGGAACAGCTCGTTGATCACCACCCGGCTGTGATTCTTGCCGGCACCACTCTCGGCGATGCCCACCACATAGAGGTTTGAGCGCGTATTGCTCTCGGTGCGGTACTTGCGCCCCATCAGCGCACCGACGGCACAGAGACTCGCCCCCAGGGCCAGCACCGGTTGCGGGCGTTTGGCGGTGGTGACCATCAAGTGCATCATCTCGGCGATGACGCCGCCGACCTGATCCCAGCCTGTCGGCAGGGGCATCGGTGGAGGGAGCGACGCAGCCGCTGCCACCGAGCCGCTGGGTTCGCTGACCTGCAAGGCTTCCAGCAGTGCCCGTGCCGGATGCTGCCCATCGCTGACGATCTCACCATTGAGCTGCAGATCAGCGGCAGGCATCCAGCGATTGTCCAGCGCCAACTTGTAGAGTGTCCCTGCCCCGATGCGCTGTGGCGCAAAGCTGCGCCAGGCTTTGGCGGTGGTTTTGGGTTCATGCTTTTGCGAACTGGCTGACCAGGCTTCGAACAGCGGCCAGCCGGCATCGCCCAATGCGCCCTTGATCGCCATGCCGATACGCACCCAGCTGTTGTAGTCGAGATCGGGATTGGCGATACAGGTCAGCGCATCGGCCACCGCCGCATAGGTGCCGCGCTGCTCGGGCAGGTTGGCGCACTCTCCGGCGGCCCGGTGGCCGGCGCACAGACTCTTCGGGCGAAGGCTTTGCGGAATCAGCGCGTAGGCTTCCTGGGCAAACTCCCGGGCTTGCGCTTCGGTGATCGCCGGCAAGTCGCTCAGCGGCAGATCGGCCAGCGTATCGACCGGCCAATCGTAGGGCTTTCGCGTATCGGGGTGGATGCCGTAGGCGATGAATTGCTGCCCCTGGCCCAGGACTTCGATGGGCGGATACTTGAAGCCGGCAAAGGGCTGTACCGCCCGATAGACCAGGAGGCGTTTTGGGGCACGGCCAATGCGCACGGCCGTCGTCTCGCCCAGCATCTGCTTGGCCAGCCCCTCGATCTTGGCGGCTATGTCGGCGTCGAGCACATCGATGTCGATGCCGATCACCCGGCCCGCAGCGATACCGACACCGGCACCGGGCCAGTTCCCCCAGAGATCGACCTCGATCTCGGTGGTCTCGCGCTCGCAATGGCGGCTCCAGTCTGGATAGTCGTGCCAGTTGCCCAGGGAGCACACACCCGGCTTCTTGGTGCCGGGCTGGATCGGCAGAAACGGGTAACCCCGATCCCGCAGGAGCGCCCCGACTTGAGCGACGTAGTTGGTGGCGGAGGGGCTGGTCGTTGTTGTGTTGGTCATCATGGCTCCTCAGAACGGCGGATCGGCGTCATAGGCGGCACGCAGGTGATCCTGGAAGGCCGTGACGATCACGTCGACCAGGGTGGCCCACTCCTTGGCGGTGAACTGGGCAAGGTCAGTTTTGGCGAGGGACTCGATGTAACTGCCGCCCTCGGCACCGGCGGCAGCCAGTGCATTCATTTCGTGTTCGTTGGGATCGATCATTGCTGCAATCTCCTGTAAGTAGGCGCTTACGCAAAGCGCGCGCCGACGATTTCGGTGTAACGGCCCTGGGCGCGGACGGCGATCTGCGCTGGACTGCGTAGCCGGTCGGTCAGCCGCAAGGCATCGGCGATGTTGTGTGGCACCGGCAGACCTGGCGCACGCTGCGCCCACCAGGTCACCGCCTTCTGCCGCGCATAGCCTGAATGCTCGAGACAGACCCACTCGCTGTGCTGGGTGAGACCGCTCCAGTAATCGACCCGCAAGGACGGCGGTTTGCCCGGCTTCTCATGGCGGGCATAGCTCACCTCGGTCACCGGCACCCACTGCGGTTTCGGATTGCTCACCACATCGAGCGTGCTGGCCTTCGCTTCGAGTTTGGGCTGCGGCGGTGGAAAGGCATGACCGCAGTCCGGGCAGGTACGTACCGAGGCGTGCACCAAGCTGTGGCAAGCCGGACAAGCCTTCACTGGCGCCTCACCTTCGCCTTTGCCCGGGCGCTTGGGATTGATCGCGTCAATCGGCCCATGGCGTTTGACGTTGCCGGCGAAGTCGAGCACCAGGCAGTTCTGCTTGCCGTCGGCCAGCCGGCAGCCGCGACCGACGATCTGCACGTAGAGACCAGCGGATTGGGTCGGGCGCAGCATGGCGATCAGATCGACGGCCGGGGCGTTGAAACCCGTGGTCAGCACGTTGGCGTTGGTGAGGCAGCGAATCTGGCCGGCTTTGAAGGCGGCAATGATCGCTTCGCGCTCGGTGCTGGGGGTGTCGCCGACGATGGTGGCGCAGGTAATGCCCCGGGTGCGGATCGCATCGCGCACATGAAAGGCATGATCGACGCCGGCGCAGAACACCAGCCAACTCTGGCGATCCTGACCATAGGCGAGGATTTCTTCCACCGCACCCAGTGTGATGGCCTCCTGGTCGACCGCCGCTTCGAGGTCTTTGGCGATGAACTCGCCACCGCGCATGCCGACGCGACTGACATCGAGTTCGGTGTCCATACGCTTGGAGATCAGCGGGGCCAGATAGCCGTTGTCGATCAGCGTGCGTACCGAGACCTCGAAGGCGATGTCGGTGAAGATGGCGTCTTCGCCCTCGTGCAGTCGCCCGGAGTCCAGCCGGTACGGCGTGGCCGTAAAACCGATCACCTTCAAGAGCGGGTTGATCTGCTTCAAGCCATCGAGAAAGCGCCGGTACATCGTGTTCGAGGCCCGTGGAATCAGATGCGCCTCGTGGATCAGCACCAGATCGCAATGACCCACTTCCGCCACCCGGGCATGGATGGACTGGATGCCAGCGAACAGGATACGGGCAGCGATATCGCGCTGTTTCAGGCCAGCCGAGTAGATGCCAGCCGGGGCCTCGGGCCACAGGCGTTTCAGTTCGGCGTGGTTCTGCTCGATCAGTTCGCGGACATGGGTGACGATCAGGATGCGCTGCTCGGGCCAGGCCTTGAGTACGCCTTCGATGAAGGCGGCCATGACAAGCGATTTCCCGCCCGCCGTGGGGATGATGACCAATGGATTTCCGGCCTGTTCGGCGAAGTAGTCGTAGATGCCCTGGATGGCAGCCGATTGGTAGGAACGCAGGGTCAGCATGCTGTGCCCTCCCCGTGGCTGACCTTGTCGATGCCCGTATCGCGCCAGCGCAGTCCCTCGCCAAACAGGTACTCCACCCAACCTTCCCCGGCGTCGACCTGCTCGCCCGGCACCAGGGCTGGCAAATACAGATGCTGCGCACAGGCGGTGCGTTGTTCGGCGTCGCTGATCGGCCGCTGATGGGCGGTGCAATGCCAGCCGCCCTCGACTGGCGCTGAGTGCAGGCAGGTGCGGCAGTTGATCTCGGCCGCCGTTTGCCCATGGCAGACTGGGGCGTGTTCGCACCAGCGGCACAGATACCAGGCCGGATCATTGCTGATGCGATCGGGCGGCAAGCTCGCCTGAATCACCCGCTGCGCCTTGTCGAGCAGCCCTTGGGCGAATACGGGATCGTGCTCGATGCGCTCGACATGGAGTTCGTCGGTGTCCTTGCACACCGCCAGATACATGGCCCGGGTGAGTCCGGTCAGGTGCAGGTAGATTTGCATCTGCGCTAAATGTTGCGGTTTGCTCTCGCGCACGCCTTTGGCGACGAGTTCCCTGAAACTCTTGGCCGAATGCGTCTTGAATTCCAGGACGTGCCAGGTCTTCGGCGCTTCGAGGAGACCCAGGGCAATGCCATCAAGCGAACCGCCAAAATGACCACCGTGGGCTTCGACGCGAATTTGCCGGCCGGTTTCGGGATCGACTTCGAGGACCGTCGCCCCGGTGCTTCTGAGATTCCTCACCAGCCGCGCTTCTTCCAGCTGGCCGGTTTCAAACAGGCGCAGCAGACGCCCCGGATGCTGGTGGCGGGTGGTCCAGCGAAAGTCGAACCACAGGGCGCGTTCGCAGTCCTTGCCGATCAAGGAGGCCCCGAGGTGCGGCCGAAAGCCGCTGCCGCTCTGGGCTTCGTAGGCGGCGAAGATGGCGTCGCGGGTTGGGCTGGGGAGGGTCGGTAACTCAGCCATGGGCCACCTCCTGCGTGTCATGGAGCTGACGGGCGCGTTGCAGGAGCTCGGTCCAGCGCGTGTCGTCGCACTCGGCGCGCATCGCGGCGATCAACGCATCCTTGAAGCGCTCGCGGCGGTGGCTGCCACAGTGCTGGGCCAGGGTGCTCAGGTGGGCAGTGAGGCGGGCGGATTCTGCTTGTTTCAGACGCAACGCCGTCTTGGTGCGATGAAACCAGTCGGCGTCCAGCGTCTGCCGGTTGGCCTGGCGGCGCAGATCGGCGGTGGAAATTTGCAGGCGGATTGCGGCGATCTCGCTGTGCAAGTGGGCCAGCCTCACCCGGCACCCTTCGAGGGTGTCGGGCAGGCCCGCCGTGGCCGAGGGAGAAATCATTTCGGTCATGGCGGATTCCTTTACGCTTGGCGTTTCCAGGGCAGACCAGCGCTGGCTGCGGGATTGGCTGGGGCAGTGGCAAAAGCGGGTGCGGTGGGGACGCTGCTGGCTCCTGGGGCAGCGGTAGTTGCCGGTGCGGCAGCGTTCCTCGGCAGATACCGGATCGAGTTCGATTCGCCGTACTGCCCCTTGGGCGGACGCACCCGCACATCGGCGATCATCGGGATCAGGTGCAACTGCTCGGAGTCCTTGACCTGCATCTGGCCGGTGGCCCGGCAGATCGAGGACAGGGCGCGCTTGGCGATGTCCACGGTGTCCGGGTTGTCGTTGACCAGGTTCAGCCGGTCGAAGAGTTTGCGCCCGGCAAACTGGCCGTCGAGGATGTCGAGTTCGAGATACAGGTACTGGCCACGACCGTCCTTGGTCGGGCGCATTTCGCTGGCGATGATCTGGACGAGGTATTTACCGGCCGGGTAGAGCTCGAAACCCGCATTGGGGTCAACGTTGGCGGCATCGAAGGTTTGTGCAAAAACAGCCATGAGGGTTCTCCTTAAACAGTTTGGGGGGTGGCGGTAGTCGGCATGAGCAGCGGACGAATCGCTTCAGGCATGGCCTGGGCGAAGGCTGGCCAGTCGAGCGGCAGGGTGTCGGGCAGGCCGTAGCGGTTCTTGGCGAGGAAGGCCGGGCGTTCGCTGGTGTGCAGCACCCGCTCGCCAGAGCCGACCGCCCGGGCGACCTTCTTGTTGAAGCCGACGTCGCCTTGACCGTGCTGATGCGGTAGTTGGCGAACAGCACGATGTCGGAATGCTCTTGCAGGAGCGCAGCGGCACGAGCGTGCAGCTTGATGACGTAGCGGTCGTAGGGATCGTGCTCGGGGCTGTCGAAGCGTTTGATGTCGGTGTGGGCGATCTGCACTACGCTCATACCTTTGACGTCACGCAGGGCGTTCAGGCCATCAAGGTATTGGCGCCAGAGGTTCAAGGCAGCGACATAGCCTTTGCCGTAGCCGGCGTCCTCGATGCTGGCCCAGCCGTTGTCGCGGCAGACCTTGGCCCAGATCAGCGCTTCCAGCCAATCGACGCTGTCGATGACGCAGGTCTTGAAGTCATGCGGCTCGGTGTAGAGCGCCGCCAGGGCGCCGATGACATCATCGAAGCTCGCGGCCAGCGGGAAGTGGGCGCAGTCGAGCATGCCCAGACCATCTTCGGTCTGGATGAACACCGGGCTGGGGGCTTGGGCGGCGAAGGTACTCTTGCCGATGCCGTGAACCCCATAAACGGTCATGATCGGCAGTTTGGGCTGCGCGGCGCGCACGAGTTGATTGAGTGAGATGGCCATTACTGTGCTCCTTAAAGGGATGGGGTGATTGGGAAAAGCTGGGTGCCGATGCACTCAGGCGTGACGGTGGGTCGCATGGACATGTCTCCAGGTTTTACGATTGAGGACGGCGCAGACGGACGTGCGGCTAATGCCGAAGACATCGGCGATCTGGTAGGTGGTGAGGCCGAGCGAGCGCAGGCGGAAGACTTCGGGAATTCGTCCTTCGCTGAGCTTGGCGCTGGGGTTTTTGGAGCCCAAAAGCAGCGGCGGTGGCGAGCCACGCCCCTTGCGATGCATGTCGTTCCAGTTGTCGCGATGGGTGCCGACGAACAGGTGGTCCGGATTGACGCAGCGGGGGTTGTCGCAGTGGTGGCACACGAGTTGGTCGCGGCGCAGGCGTAGGCCGGTGGCGATCTCGTAGGCCAGGCGGTGGGCCTTGACCAAGCCGGTGCCCCGGCCGGCGCGGCCGATGACGCCGTAGCCGTGCTCATTGACGGCGCCTTGCCAGTGCCAGCAGCCATCGCCAGACGGCTGGACGTAGCGCCAGAAGCGCTGATCGAGGGGTGCGCGTTTGCGGGTTCTCATGGACGCACCCCCTGGGCATCGAGGGTGGCAAATGCCGGGGCGTTGCGGTCGCAACCGGCGGCGACGGCGCGCTCATGCAGTTCGCCCAACAACCGGATGTGCTCGATGTCCAGGAGCAATTGGCCGACGCACGCGTGGAGATGCTGCTTCAGCTCGTTGGGTGTGACCCGGTCGATGCGCTTGAACAGCCCCTCGTCGTCATTGGTGTCGTCTTCGGGGTCGGGCAGTCCAATGGCGCGCGGCAGGCTGGCGCGCAGCTGTGCCCAGGGCAGCGGTACGGGCTCGAAGATCAGGGATGCGAGGCGGTCCATCACTTGCCCTCCCCGGTCGCGTCCATCCGACGCAGCACGAACTTCGCTGCCTTCGGCGTCACGGTGCGCAGGGCTTCGAAGGGGGCGCGCAAGGTCTGCGGCCAAGCCTTGAACTTGGCTTCGGAGACGCTGTATTTGATTTCGACGTATTCGCTCGGATCACCGCCGGTGGCTTTGATCTTGGCGACCAGTTCGGCGAGTCCCTTGGGCTCGTACTTGGCCTCTTTGCCGATTTCGACACCGATGTCGAACTCGCCATCCAGGATGTGCGTGGTGCCGGTGTCTTTGCCCTGGGCCAGCAGTTGCGCTTTGGCCTGTTCGCCGTAGCGCAGCTCCATGCCGGTCTGCACCATAGCTGCCAAGGTGGCCAGTTCGGACTTGGCGTCGGTGATGAAACGCTGCAGGGCTGCGACGTTCTCCAGCGGCAGGTCACGGATGACCTGGGCCGAAAGATCGAGGAAGGGGATCGGCAACGGGATGCCGCTTTGGGATAGTGCTGCCGCCAAAGGGGAGGAAGGCAGCGGGGTGGCCGAGAGGGCCGAAGAACGGGTTTGCATTTCGCAACTCCTGTGTGTTGTAGGAGTCACCCATTCTTCGAATACGGTATTGGAAGTTGTAGAGGAAGCTTATTGGAAGTAGGTTGGAAGT